GCTGTTATTCATCCTACCGTATCTGGAAGTGACCTTACAGCAGTAAGTGCTTCTGGAACATCAACAAACTTTGCAGTTACCGTTACAAGTTCAAATGGATCATTTACTGGCACAGGATTAACATCCACCACAGCAGCAGGTGGATATGTCGGAAACTTCTTTGGATTTGGAACCACTGGTACAAAGGGTGGATATATCTACTCTATCTTCCCAGAAGCAATAGTAAGTGGTGGTGCATCGGTAGTAATGTCAGCAGAACTTAGTGCAGATTTGTTGTTCTTAACTGGTAGTACATATGGACCATACTCATTTGCATCAACTCCTTGGATTCAATCACAACAACTTGGTGGTGTTAACCAAAACTTATTTAAAGTTCATACATTAAGTGATGGCACATCAGCAAATAAGCAAGTAAAGATTAGTGTTCTTGGTCCAAAGAAAGCAATTGTATCTGGTACTTACGGAACATTCTCACTTCAAGTACGTGATTTTGCAGACACAGACGCAAATCCAAGTGTACTAGAACAATATGATAATTTAACACTTGATCCATCTGACGCAAACTTCATTGCTCGTCGTATTGGTAACAGTGCACCTGTAACTGACCCAAATACTGGTGAACGTTATTTCCAAGGTGATTTCTCAAATAATTCATCATATGTTCGTGTTGAAATGGCAGATGGTTCAGAAAATATATCACCAGATGCATTACCATTTGGATTTGCAGCATTAAAGTCACCAATTGGATATTCTGGTTCAGCAGTTCCAGTACCAACATATATTAGTTCAAATTGGGTATCTGGTAGTAGTCGTGGATATAGTACCACCGCAACATACAATAGTAACGCATGTTATGGATTTGAATTCTCTGATATTCCAACCACTAATATGTCATACTTGGCACCACTCCCAAGTGGTTCAGTAACTCGTGGTAGTGACTTCAATCTTGAAAACCTAGCATCAAATGAATTATACGATGCAAATGGTACTGGATATACAGTTGCACAATATCTTGCAGGTGCAGCACCAACATTAGCATCACTCTTGAAGTTTACAGTTCCATTCCAAGGTGGATTTGATGGTGATAATCCAGCACGTTTGATTAATATGTACGATGGTATTACATCAACAAACACACAAGGATTTAACTTAAGTTCAGCAACAACAGCTGGTTCACGTGCATATAAGAAGGCATTAGATGCAATCAGTAATCCAGACGCATACGATATTAACTTGTTGGTACTACCTGGTGTTATCTACAACGACCACGCATATGTTGCAAACTACGCATTAAGTGTTTGTGAAACACGTGGTGACTGTTTCTACATTATGGACACAGTAGGTGCAAGTGCAACAATCACAGAAGCAGTAAATACAGCAGCATTAATTGATAGTAACTACGCAGCAACATACTATCCTTGGGTAAGAGTGTTGGATACAAATACAAATAAGTTTGCATTTGTTCCACCATCAGCAGTTCTTCCAGAAGTATACGCATTTAGTGATAACACCGCAGCGGAATGGTTCGCACCAGCAGGTTTAAATCGTGGTGGAATTCCAGGAGCAGCAGGTGTTAAGGTTCGTTTGGCACAAGCACAACGTGACTCACTATACGAAGGTAAGGTCAACCCAATCGCACAATTCCCAGGACAAGGTATCTGTGTATGGGGTCAAAAGACATTACAACGTCGCTCATCAGCACTTGACCGTGTAAACGTTCGTCGTCTCCTTATCACAGTTAAGAAGTTTATCGCAAGTTCAGCACGTTTCCTTGTATTTGAACAAAATGTTGAAGCAACTCGTCGTCGTTTCCTCAACATTGTAAATCCATTCTTGGCAAACGTACAAGAACGTTCAGGTCTCTACGCATTCCGTGTTATTATGGACGAAACCAATAATACACCAGATGTAATTGACCGTAACATTTTGGTTGGTTCATTGTATCTCCAACCAACAAAGACCGCAGAATTCATCAAGTTGGATTTCAACATCCTTCCAACTGGTGCAACATTCGCTGGTTAATAGGTTATATTTTTAACTTACCGACTATTTATAGTAAATCTGTTAGGAGATACAAATGGCAAATAACATAGTAGCCGAAAACGAAATTTTCTTTACGGCGTTTGAACCAAAGGTTAAAAATCGCTTTTTAATGTTAATTGAAGGCGTACCAGCTTACATCGTAAAGAAAGTAAGTCGCCCAGAAATCCGTCAAGATACCATCAAGGTTCCACATATTAACACCGTTCGTTTCGTTAAGGGTGTTTCTGTATGGCAACCAATGACCTTGACCCTTTACGATCCTGTTGTACCATCAGGTGCACAAGCAGTAATGGAATGGGTTCGTCTCCACCACGAATCAGTAACAGGTCGTGACGGATACGCAGAATTCTATAAGAAAGACTTGACACTTCAAGTATTAGGCCCAGTAGGTGATAAGGTTGAAGAATGGATTATCAAGGGTGCACAAATTACACGTGCAACATTTGGTGATCTCGAATGGGCAGATACAAGTGATAACGTAGCAATTGAATTAGAAATTCAACCAGACTACTGCGTATTGAACTACTAATCCAAAAAACTCAGGATGTATTTATCCCCTTCGTGATGTAGGTATTCTATACGCACGAGGGGGATTTTTACTTATAAAATCTATTTGTATCGATTGAAATGATACTTATATAGAGGTAGAAATATTTTTAACTTGGGTGTGTAATATGCCACAATTAACAGAATTACGAGTTGGTCAAGGGGAAACATTTGAAGTACTCGTAACGTTATTACAAACTGTCTCAGGCACACCATTAGATATTACACATTACAATATCACTGGTCAAATACGTGAAAATTACACAACAGATGAAATTGCTACATCATTTAATGTAGCAAAAGTTTTACCATATACATCTGGTAGTTTACGTATTACATTAAATGAAGATCAAACTATAAATCTTACACAACGTAAGTATGTGTACGATATTTTAATTACCAGCGGTTCGGGCACCCCAGTAAATCGTCGTATTTTAGAAGGACCACTCACCGTTCGTCCAGCTGCAACGAGATAAAAGATGAGCTTACCAGATATTACTGTTGTTATACAAAAACCAGATGTAGTCGTTAGAAACTTAGGTGGTTCAGGATCATTTTTAAATGTTGCTGATTCCGCAGTAAGTTCTTCTTATGCGTTGACCGCAAGCTACGCAATGAATGGTGGTGGGGGCGGTGGTGGTGGAGACGGTGCAACAGGTCCAACTGGTGCAACTGGTCCACGTGGTGCAACAGGTGTAGCTGGTTCTCCAGGTGGTGCTACAGGACCAACAGGTCCATCTGGTAGTCAAGGTGCAACAGGCGTACAAGGAGCAACAGGTGCACAAGGTGCAACAGGTGCACAAGGAATAACAGGACCAACGGGTGCAGTTGGACCAACGGGTTCTACAGGTGTTCAAGGTGTAACTGGACCAACAGGTGCAACTGGTGCAGTTGGACCTACAGGTTCTACTGGTATCCAAGGTTTAACAGGTGCAACAGGTTTACAAGGTGTTACAGGATCAACTGGTCCACAAGGTTTGCAAGGTGTTACTGGTAGTACTGGTCCTATAGGTGTTACAGGACCAACAGGTGCACAAGGACCAACAGGTAGTACAGGTCCACAAGGTAATCAAGGTCCACAAGGTCCACAAGGTGATATTGGTCCAACAGGTCCAACAGGTAGTACAGGTCCAATAGGTCCACAAGGTATTACTGGTGTAACTGGTGCAACTGGTGCAGTTGGACCTACAGGTTCTACTGGTCCTATCGGTGTTACTGGACCAACTGGTGCAACAGGTCCAATTGGCCCTGGATTAAATATTAGTGGTAGTTTACCAGATACGGGCAGCCTCCCTCCATCGGCACCTACTGGTTCAGCATATATTATTGGAAAAGATTTATGGGTATATAATGGAACTTCGTGGCAAGACGTTGGTGACGTATTAGGACCATCTGGTTCCACAGGTCCAACAGGTCCACAAGGAACCACAGGTCCTACAGGTCCAATAGGTCCACAAGGTGTCACTGGGTCAACAGGACCAACAGGTCCACTAGGTCCAACAGGTGCATCGGGTCCATCTGGTTCACAAGGTCCACAGGGTGAACTTGGTCCAATTGGTCCAACAGGCCCCACAGGTAGTACAGGCCCACAAGGTCCACAAGGTGTTACAGGTTCAACAGGACCAACTGGTGTAGGTGTCACAGGTGCAACAGGTGTAGCAGGTCCAACAGGTAGTACAGGTCCACAAGGTATTCAAGGTATTACAGGTCCAACAGGCCCACAAGGTCCAACTGGTGTGGCTGGTGAAGCAGGACCAACTGGTTCAACTGGTGTTGCTGGTGCAGCAGGTCCAACAGGTAGCACAGGTCCAGTAGGTCCACAAGGTGTTACGGGCTCCACAGGTCCAACTGGTCCAGTAGGTCAAACTGGTGTTCAAGGTGCAACAGGTGTTGTTGGTGTCACTGGTGCAACAGGTGTCACAGGTTCCACAGGTCCAACAGGTCCAGTAGGTCCAACTGGTAGCACAGGCCCAACTGGTGTACAAGGTACCACTGGTCCAACTGGTGCAACAGGGTTACCTGGTGATATCTATTCAACAACTAGTAGTACATCACTTTCTATTGGAACAGGTAGTAAAACATTAACTATTGCAACTGGACTTGCGTATAGTATTGGACAATCAGTTATTATTGCATATGATGCAAGTAACAAGATGGAAGGTAGTGTTACTTCCTACAATAGTGGAACTGGACAACTAGTAGTAAATGTCACCACCGCTACAGGTTCAGGTACTTACACAGCATGGCAAGTAAGTTTGGCAGGTGCACCAGGACCAGCAGGTGTAACTGGTCCAACGGGTGCAACTGGTCCTGCGGGTCCAAACATCGCAGGATTA